TATTATAGATAATCGTACTGATTTTAACAATACACTAATGATTTTTAAATTTAATTAATCTATTCTTTTATTATACATTTAGAGTGTTTTAATATTCTATGGTTGCTATAGTTATAAGTATAATTATATATATTATCAAGTATTTTTTAATCGGGTATGATCTAATAATTTACTATCATAATTTTAAATTTATATTTTTTTATATTTTAAATATTTTTTTTAAGTAATAAATATTCTTTATCAATAAAACTATCACCAATATAATTTATTAAAATCTTATGAAATCTAACTTTATTCTTAATATTAGATTTGGTGAATAAATTAATTAAAATTTTAGATATTCTCTGTGAAGCATTAATAGGTTCATATTATGAGTCATATTAACAATCAACTATATTATTTATTTTAACACATTCTGTTTAATCTAATAATTCTAATAGCTTCATTAAAGTCATAGTTATCAATAGACCTCATAAGAGGGTTAGGATTATTAATACTAAAAATTACTTCTCCTGAAGAAAAAGCAATTTCAGTTATACGCAAACAACCATTAAATGCGGTTGGATCAATACTTACAATATCATCTGGAATATTGTAAACTTCATCTAATTCAATACAAGATTCAAATGCTTTTGGTCCAATAGTTTCTAAACTATCATTATCATCAAACACTATAAATTTTATTTCAATACAGTTAGAAAACGCACCCTCTCCTATAATTTTTAATTCTCTTGGAAATCTAACATTTGGAATATTAATACAATTTGCAAATGCTTCTTTCCCAATCTTTTCCAATACATGTGGAAAATTAACTTTGATTGGTGATATTACAGGAAAACAATTAGGAAAATTAATATTTCTTAATTCAGTACAATTCTTAAATGCTTCATCTCCTATCTCTTCTAAATCAATAGGTAACGTAAGATGTGTAATCGTTCTATTTTTAAACTCACCATTCTTAATTTTAATATAATCGGGATCAGCAGGTATAACAAGATTTTTAAAAGACATTATATTTATTATTTAAATAATAAATATAATTATAAATATATTTTTCAATTTTTTAATATTCATGTGTCTAGAATTATTTGGATAATATAAGACAAAATGAAAATACTGATGTAACTAAAAAATGCATAAAAAACATATGAATATAAGTAGAAATAATATGAATATTATCGTTCGCAATTCCAAGGTTGTCACAATAATCTATAAATTTACAATTTATATAATATGATATTATACAAATAGATAATGATATAATCCAAATAGTTTTATATAAATCTGTAAAGTCATTTATTGCAATATAATTTTTTACAATTATTGTACTTGTAGCAAAAGTAATGTCTATTGTTCTAATAGTTGTATTAGAACAATCTCTCCAAAACCAAATACTTGTAATTGTAAGGAAAAATAATAATGTTGATAATAAATAATAATTATAATATATCGATACAACTAAACATTGTAAAATCCATATAATAGAATAATATGCTTTCTGTGAGACATGTACTGGACACGTATTCATAATTAGTTTTGTCTGTATTGAATAATCTATATTAAATATATTTAATTCAATTATTTTATTAAACAATACTAATATAAAATAATTATTTTAAGGATTTCATAAAATCATTCATATTTGTGGTTCCCATACTTGAATTACAGTTTTGACAAATAGGTTTTAAATTTGATAAACCCATTACAACTCTTACTTGCAAGGGACCAAAACTAATGCTCTCTGGAACTCCAGATAATTCTAATATACGTAGTTTCATAAATTGTATCAGTAATGAAGGTATTAAACATGTTGTAAGGCTATGTGGGGCCACTTATGATCATACACTTTTTAACGATTATAATATTAATTTTTACGATTGGCATTATCAAGATGGTAGTAATCCTACTCCAGAATTAGTTACTAAGTGGACTACACTAATAAAACTGAATGAACCAGTTTTAGTTCATTGTCATGATGGGTTAGGTAGATCTCCATTATTAGCAACAATTTATTTGATTGAAAGACAAATGGATCAATATGACGCAATCGAGTATATAAGAAAAGAAAGACCGGACTATCTTAATACTAAACAACTTAAATGGTTAAGGACATATAAACCAGTAAAAACAAGTTTATTTAAAAAAAATTTTGGTTAAAATAAATTTATTATTTATAATAGTATAAAAAATAATATATAATATATAATATATATATGGTTGTTCATCAAAAACGTATACCTTTGATACTTTCAAATATTGAAGATTGGAATGATATGGTTAAAATAAGGGATATTCGAACCAAAATACAGAATTATACTATACGTGATATAGATACATTAAGAGATTATATAGGATATGATACTATTAGAACAGGAGCTGATGGTAAAAAAATTAAAATTGCAACCTTCTTTGAAAACCAAGACAGTTATATGAGGGGGTCATCTAAACCATCAGTTATAAAAATGTTACAATCTAATCCTAAGGTTGGATTAAGATTGGCAACTAAAGTTATGGACGAGTATTTAATGAAGGGTGACGCACCAGATGAAGTAGCTACTGGTCTTAATATAATAGCTCCAAGAGTATATGAATGGTGTGAAGGTGACCGAATTATTACACACATTAATCGTATATATGATGATGATCCTATTGGATTAGAATATTATGAAAAAATAATAAAAGCAAAAATAAATGAAGCTGATATATTTAAGGAATTAAAATTTCAAGGTCGTATTTCAAATGAAACATTTTATGATTTGATAGATCGAGGTGTTATATCAGATGCACGTGACTTAAGCTTAAAAAGGAATTTAAAGGCACTTAAATTTAGATTAAGTGTTTCAAAAGATCAGATAGAAAGGGAAATAAGTAGCATTGGAGAAAAAGGTCAAACATACAATTTTGAACCAAAATATGAACAAAAATATCTTAAATATAAAGCAAAATATTTTACTCTTAAACAAACAATGGCATCTCAATAAAAATTATTTTATCATTTTAAATCAAACTAAAATAATGAAATAATTTTAAACTATAATCAAAATTAACCCACATAGTTTATTTTTTTTAAATTCCATAAACTTTATTATTTGCTAAAAAAATTTCTAAAATAAGATTTTTTTACTTTTTTTTCTCTTTCTGCTTTCATATCTCTTTCTAATTCTTCTATTTTAGTTTCATACATATATATTATAGATTTATACTTTGCATCAATATGTTTGTCAGATTCTTGTTTTGTTTCTTTTATTTTGGATATAACATATTTATTATCTTTAATAACTTTATTTTCTTTTTCTTTATAATTATATTTAGCAACATATAATTTTTCATTTCCAGATTTTATCTTTTCTCTTAGTTCATTCTGGTATAAATTAACAAGTTCGGATGTTGTCTTACCGAACAATTCGTTTGAGGTTGGTTGTTTGTTATTCTCAGGTTTCATATTTATAAATCCATATTTATAATCAAGTCTATCATATTCTTCTTCTCGCTCTTTTTCAACATCAGACGCAATACGGTTGTAATCTCTCTGATAATTACTTAATTCTTTATCTTTTATTTCATTAACTTTATCAAGAGCTTTAATATATTCATTATACACTTTGTCAGACTCATCATTATACATATTTAAAATATCTCTATAATGTTCCATAAAGTTATCAAAATCATTCATTATTTCTTCTTTTGTAATTGTTTCTAAATATTTTGTCTCATTATCTAAATTAATAACACCCCCTCCAATTTTATTCGTTAATTCTAAATAATATGAATTTATTATGTATACCAAATATTGTAAATAAATCATCAAAATTCTAGTATATCATCCATAACATCCCAACTATTACCAACCATTACCTGGTTCTACTTGATAATATAATCTCTATTGACATACAGGTCCTCTAAGCTACATTAGGTTTTGGATGTTTTTGATGCGTCGTCAGTACCGACCCGATTTAAAAGAATGTCTCTAATACGTGAATTTGTTAATGTTACTTCAGCGCTGCTTCGAGGATTATCAGGGTGGTTCATCAGATTTTTATTTATGGACCGCTTGTTTATATCATAATATAATGTTAGATTATCACCATCATTATCATTGTAAAAATTTAAGGTTCGAATTCCTGTAACATTGTTATAATTTATTTCACAAGTTTTATAAATAGTATCTGTTGGAGGATTTCCAGGATTTCTATACTCTACATCCCATTTAATATTTTCATAACTTGTTATTGAATCATTGTTACTATAAACCAGTTCTTTAAAAAATATCACATAACCAATAGTATCTGTATCTGGATCTACATTTTCCCATAATATACCATTTTCCGAAAAAAATCCGTGAGGGAGATTATTAGTAGACTCCAGTGGCATTGATAATCCTCTCCATAGCATAAAACAGGTTGGTTTGGTATCGTCATTCCAAGTAGGGCTGTTATAAACAGATATTAATGATTTACTAGTAACTTGTTATGGCTCTAATTCTAATTGGTTTTTCGCACGACGTCGTACACTAGGTATTCTAAGTAGGTTTACTAATTGTTTATTATCAGGCATATATATAAAATATTTTTTATTAAATTATATTATTTTTTATTAAACTAATATATGACAAACAATTTAATAGAATTACTAAATGTTCTGACAATGAAATATCTAATTTAACGAGTATATTCCTTCCTCTATCATATCCATTTTAATGTTAGTGTTTTAACATTCTAAATGTCCATTAGATACAGTATTTTCACATGTATCTCTATTCCACTTACATCCATTTTCATGGGCGTATTTTAATAATTCCAAATGTCCATTAAATGCAAAATTTGCACATAGTTTTTCATCAGGTGTTTCTGTAATAATTTTAATAAATTTATATTTATTTTATCTTTATTTTTAAATACCCAATCATAAAAATGAATTGGTATTTTATTAACCATCCAGTAATCAAAAATCCTAATATAGGATACTAAATCTTCAAACGTATTTATTTCTAACTCATTTTTAAAGAATTCTTTTTGGAACCTCGAAAGATTCATCAGATTCTATAGTATTATATAATTCTGATTCTTTTAAGTAATCAGGTATTTTATTTTATGCGGTTATAATAGGTTTCTTCAACTCAGCCACAAGTTTTTATTCAGTGTTTCTGTAAAAAAATATAAATATTATCAATTAGATGTGTTATTAAATGTTTTTATAGTACCTATTCATCAGACGAGTCAATGTCTGAATCATCGCAAGCATTTTGACAAATATATTCACCACTATTTTTCATTTGAACTATGTTTTTATCTTTTTTACAAAGATTACATAAATGTTTTCTATTATTAGGAGACTCTTCAATAAATAATATATCATTTAATCCATCATCAATATAATAACCATCACAAATATTACATTTTTCATTATCATCTAATTTTTTATCACTACAATCCGTATTTTTACACAATTTCATTATAATAAATAATTTTGAATATATAAAAGAAAATATATTCAATTTATTTCCATTGCATTATACTCCCACAATAAAAATTGATTATACCTTTTTATAATAATATAATCAATTAATACAATGGAATTAATTACCAAAAAACAATTATTAAGTACAGATCCGGGATTAAAGAAAAGACCGTATCAATTAGATGTATTATTAAGTATTTTTAAACATTCAAAATGTTTGGTTAAAATGTTTTGTGGGACTGGTAAATCACGTGTTATTACCAATCTCATTATTCACGAAAATAAAGAATTATGTGTTCTTGTATTTCCGTCACTCGCCCTTATTAATCAGTATTATACAGATTATCTAAATAATATCGAATATATAGAATATTTTAACAAATATAAAAAAATTAATGTCTCTTCTGAAAATATCGATGGTATTGAAAGCACCACAGATAAATATACAATTAAAAAATTTTTAAAAAGTAAATGTCCTCAAATTATACTTGTTACTTATCAAAGTTATCATACATTATTAGAACAATTAAAAAATAAATCCATTGGAATAGTTTGCTACGATGAAGCCCATCATGTTGTTTCGCCAATTTGTAAAGAACTTGTATTTGAAAATAACTTTAAAGTAGATTTTGAAAAACAAGTATTTTTTACAGCTACACCTCGTAATGAAAATGGTATTACCATGTTTGACAGAGAGGATCCAGATATGAATATGTGTGGTGAAATTGCGTATGACTATTCCTATTTACAAGGAGCAACTGATAAAGTATTAAATAATTTTGATATTTGTGTTGATATGTATACTGATAATACTAATCAATCTATTTATGAAGCAATTGCACGTACAATTCTAACAAGAGGTTCTAGTAGGGTTTTGACATTTCATGCAGGTGTTAATGGAGATAGTGAAACTGATGTTAAAAAGTTTGTTAATAAAAAAGTATTTATATCCGCTCTTCGTAAAATACAACAAACAGAATTTCCAGAAAAAGAAAATTATACAAAAATTACTTTTAAAGGTATGTATGGGTCAACATGTGCAAAAGATCGTGTAGATATGTTAAAAAAATTAGATAAAACACCTAATAATGAAATATATATAATCAGTTCGTGTGAAACTATTGGTGAAGGTGTTGATACTAAAACAGCAAATATGTGTGTATTTGTTGATCCTAAAACTTCACAAACTAAAATTATACAAAATATAGGACGTGTTG